GCGGTGTTTTTTAGTTCTCAACATTCTCAACATTTTAAAATATTGAATATAAGATAAATAAGGTTGAGAAAGTGTTGAGAAAGTAACAGAGAGTTGAGAAATAGGTTTTTGTTTCTGTGACATTCTCAACATAAAAGAGTTGTAAAAGACTGAAAATCAAAGGTCGAGAAGTTGAGAAAAAAATAAGTGTTTTAAACGTGGTGTTGTTACCACATGAAAGAAGTTGTTAAATGTATACATATTTAGAAGTTAATACGATCATGGCAAACTGTCATACTTTTCAAGAATTAGATAAAGTGATGAAATGTTTGCGTTTCCTGCACGATAAGGGTGTGTTTTTAGATAATCCATTTTTGGTTTTATCTCTTGGAGTTATTGCAAAAATTCATTTTCACCGGATTGATTATGAAAAAAAACAACAGAATTAGAATAGTCGCTGGAGTAAGAAAAGTGACCTTAGGAGATTTATTTAACGAAAATGAAACTCCTATAAAAAACAAAGTTATTGTGATTCAAGGACAGTTTGGACTGTTCAGTTACAAAATATCAGAAGACACAGATCTCCGGAACATTAGAGAATTACTTGATATTTATTATTTCGGACTTGGTTACGCCATTTGTGGACAAGGAGAAAAACCAGAGTTCAATGTTGATCTTCCTTTGAAACCTGCAGATTGGTCTGATGTTTACAATAACGAAAATTTAGAAAATGTACTTAAAGGGCGTCTTATTTATTTAAAAGAACCTGAAGTAGTACGAGGGCCAACACAACTGGAACCTTACATGAGTTGCAAGGCTGAAATGAGACAACAATTAAAAGAAGGCTTAATCTATGTACCTACACCACATAGAATTATAAACATTTACAACGATTAGAAATGATCACTTTTTTAAACATCATCGCTTACGCATGTGCCATACTGTGCATTGTATTGGCTATCTGTGGCGGAAATAACAATAATCATTAAAATTAGATAACATGACAAATTACAAGTCAATTTCATTTAGTACTCCAATGATGGAGGCTATTATTGCGAGAAACAAAACTCAAACCAGAAGACCTATTAAAGAACTGAACAATTACTTAGACAATGAATTGTTAAGTGTGGGTCCTACAGTGATTAATGGAGTACTCCATTTTGAAATAGTGTTGAAAGGCATCGATAAAACCTTTCTTATAAAGCCACAATACCAACCAGGGCAAACCATCTATGTAAGAGAAACGTTTGCTGAGTTTTTAGATGAATATATCTATAGAGCAGACAATAAACCTTCAGAAAAATTTATGACTTGGAAGCCTAGCATGCACATGCCAGTTGAAGCTGCTAGAAAGTTTTTACACGTAAAAAGTGTGACGGTTCAGCGTGTGAAAGATATCACCTCAGATCAAGCCAAAGCTGAAGGAGTTAAGAAAATTGCTGACTACGGAGAAAATGGATATTTAGACTATAACTATCCTAATGATAGTTATACAGATCTAGATGCAAAAGACAGTTTTAAAAGTCTTTGGATCTCAATATATAAGTCTCTAGCCTGGTTTAAGAATCAATATGTATTTGCATATGAATTTGAAGAATGCGAAGCTCCAGACGATTGGAATGACTTTGTACAAAAGAAAATCGCTCAAAGAAAACCTAAAAAAGTAAAGTAATATGTGCACAACAACAGAAACACAAAAATGGCAATGTACCAACGACAATTGCAAATGGATTGGTACCAATGACGAAAAAGCATCCGTTCAAAAAGATAGTATTACTAAAGAATTTGTTTGCCCACTATGTAAAAACCCTGAATTCTATAAAGTTTCACAAGAGGAAGAGTTCTCGGGCAGAAAAGAATACATTATTGATCATGATCCAACTGGAGGACAATTAACCGTTATAATTGACTTTGATTTTAAATTGTCTTCAGGAGACAAGGTATTAGATCTTATTTCTGAAATGGTTAATTTTTGGACCGGAGCTGAAGACAATATTGATGATTTTGAAGGTGATGTAGTTAAGGCTTTTCTAAAAAACCTCACTCATTTATCGCTGGTGCTACAGAAGCAATTCAATTACAATGTAAAAGGGATTGTTGATTTATTTAAATCACAAGAAGGCTATGCTCCTATGGATGGTTCCGCAGGAATTGAAATCACTAGAATTTCCGAAATGGAACTCGATTACTATGATGATTATTCATTTAAAGTTAAAAACCTTGACTAATGGCAAAAGGATTTATAAAAGTAGCTCAAGTATACTCCTGTAACAATAAGTTACAGGAGGCTATATCCAAAGAACTTAACAAGCTAGATTGTGATTTACATACATCGGTATCAGTTGCAAAAACAGCTTTAAAACTAGCGTTCCAGAAAGCTTTAAACTCCTACCAGGGTAGAGCTAAACGACCAGAATTGAAAATCACTAAGCAATACAAGGATCTACACTGTCATGTAGAAGATGTAATCATTCTTAACATTTATGAAGTAAAGAACGATTATGCCGAAAGTTACTAAAGTACTCAGTGTAGAAATTAAACCTAAGCAGTTCCTGGAGCAATGCACGGATGAAGAGCTTAGAGAAATTTATGAATTAATTCACTGTCCAAGGTTCTACAGAGAACCGAAACTATTTGATGATGGAAGAAATTAAAAAAGAACTTAGTAAATACGGTAAGGTAGAAATATGCAAATCTAGTGGGTTTGTCTTCTCATTACTCATTACCGGTAAAGGGCTAACTAAAGCCTCAACATACGATGCTATTGTTACAATTCTAAAAAAAGAATTAGACAAACATCCTATAATAGAATGTATCAAAAACGAAGATCATTTCCTATGCATGGTACTTCGTAGAAAATTAAGTAACTCCTTAAATAATATGATATCATGAAAAAAATAGCAGCTGTACTTATAGATTATGGGATGGACTTTCAATATGATTGCTTCCATAGTCAAGGAGAAAAAATAACTGCCTATGAACTTGGTTTAGAGATTTGGAATCAAAATGGGAAAATATTTTATAGATGTGGACCTGAAACGCTAGAACTCCCAGAGGAAGATGCTTGCTTTGGGTTGATTTCAAATAAGGTAGAAGAAGAATGTATTAACGAAACAACTTAATTAAAATGAACATATTCTATTTTATACAAGACGAATCCGACGATCGGTTCCATAACATAAAAATGGAAAGTTGGATTGAAGTGGAGGTTGTTTATAACAGTACCGGATCAGGTAAAAGTTATAAAAGGTTAGAAGAGATCAATTTTCATGCGGCCACAGATCTTAAATCCTTTGAATGTGCTAGTTTAAAAATCAGCTTTGGTAAAGATGATTGCATGGGGCATCATGCGAAAAACAGAAAAGATTTTCTGAAGGCAAAATTAGATGAATCATTTAGAAACTATACTCAAGTAGACAGAGAGCGTTACGAGGCATTACGTAGTAAGTTTTTCCGTATTCATGATGAGCAACGATGCATTAATTTTGATACAATACCTAAAAAACAGGAGTATAACATAAGAGTCCTAAGCTAATATGAGAAAAAGAATTTCAAAGAAGATCGTAGCCTGGATACGTAAACATGTAATGGAAGAAATTGTAGATGATCTTACAAATCATGTGTATTTACGTGTAAATGGTAAGGTGATTAAAAAATTAAAAATGATCAATATTCCTCAGTGTTATACATTTGTAGAAACAGATCCTGAAGGCATAAAGTTTTTTGTACAGGAAGTAACATATTCAGAATATGGCTATGTCGTTTATTTAGACGGAATTATACGTAAATAGTAAAATATCTTCATGTAACATTTCAATAGCAATTAATTGTTTTATTTAGCAATTAATTGCTATTTTGCTTTTATAATAATGCCAATGGAAATTTTACAAAGAGTAAAGAATACACCACAATTCTGCAAAGTAGAACTTTGCTTTTCTGGAGATCTTCTCCCATCTTCCATTGCAGAATGGCAGCCTTTTTTCAACTCTTCAGATAATAACTCTATTTTCTATAAGACTTATGGTTCCAAGAGCTCTTTAAGCTTTTCAGAGGAATCATCAGAAACTAAAGCAGGTGTTTATTATACACAAACAGTAACTTTTCGTTTTCCTTCGATTGATAAATATAGAGCTGAGCGCATAGCTTTAATGCAAAAAGTAAAATACATTAAGGTAGTGCTTACCAGTGGACATAATATTTATGTGGGCCGTAATGATTATTATCAAAATTCTAAGCCTAAATGTAGAGTCCAAACGAATCAAAATTTAGCTGAAGTGACATTTACATCAAATTCTATTACGCCTGTAGGTTTGGGACCTAACGCTACAGGATTAGGATTTCCGTATTCAATACCCACTGTTTTAATACCCGTAACATAATGCCAACTGTTGTATTTCCATTATCCATCGTAGACAAAGAAGATCACCCAGAATTAGTAGAACAATTTCAAGGGGTAGATCCTAAGTATTATTATTCAGCTGCCGAATGGAATCTTTTGCGCAATGCAATCAATGCGTTGCATACCATGATTTCTACGGGAAATAGCAAATATTTAGGAGATTTTACAACTACCGATGCTTTAATAGCAGCTTACCCAGATCCGGAACCAGGATCAAGAGCTAACATCGTAAACTTAGAAGCAAATGATGATTTAGCATTGTGGGATGAAAATGACGAGCAATGGTTCATTTTTGAAGGAGCTGGAGGATTTGGAACCGTAGACGCCGAACTCTCTACAGAGTCTACAAATCCTTTACAAAATGCAGCCATAACAGAAGCCTTGTTATTGCTGACGCCTGCTCCAGATTACGATGCGCCAATGGCCAATCTTACTTCGGTAACGCAAACTGTAGAAATGGGAACAAGTTTGGCAAACCTAACATTTAATATCACGTATTATCAATACGATGGAGGGCCAGCAACTGGATATAAGTTACTTAGAAATGGTGTTGAAATTTCAACGGTTCAAAATAATACGATTTCAGAAGATAATATTACTGAAGTAATTCAGTTTCAAGGTGCCGTTGCGCATAATGTTGGTGAAGTTCAGAATAATATTCTAGGATTGCCAGATTCTACAGGTCTTATTCAAGCGGGAACGGTTTACTCCGTCTTTAGAACTATAACGCCAAAATACAAAGCCTTTATGGGTATGGCAGATGCTATACCTAGCACACCTGCAGCAGCTAGAGCTTTACCATATTCTTCTTGGGCAGATAATGATTCTATAAGTTTTGTAACAGATCAGGAAGCTACACAATTTTATGTGGTAATTCCTGCTGGTAGAGTGATTACACTTGTAGAAGATTTGAGCAATTTAGGTGCTGATATAACGAGTACGTATGTGTTGGTAGATGCTGCTTTTACCATGGAAGATAATGGAGGAAATGAATACACTGCAAAGCTCTATGAGCGCACACAAGCAGTACCTTATGATGAATATGCAACCCACAAAATTACTTTAGGAAATGCTTGATAATGTTTTTACAGAAGGAATTGGCGGACACAGAAGACAAGATGCACACGTTTCTAGCAATCCGTATGCCGGTCCTTATACATCGGTAGCGCAAGCCAATGAAAATATACCTTATGGGGTACGAAAAAAAGGGCTAAAATGCATCATCTACAATGCGCAGAACTTGCCTGTACAATATTGGTATTATGGAGGAACTGAAAATACTGATTTGGTTCCTATTTCCATGTCTGGGCAAACAATAAGTTATATTGAGTCTGGTAATGTTTATAGAACTGCTCCTTACACGTATGCCAATACAGCTTATTCGTGGTTCATAGATTCGGAGAATTTTCAAATACCTGCAGGAAGCAATCAGATCTCTGATGGTTCTGCTATGGCTGAAGGTGAAAGCCGTATAGATGTTTTTTATCTTGAGGATTCCACAGAACTAAAAATAATTGAAGGAGAAGCTTCCGCAGATCCTATTAAACCCGCAATACCTCAAGGAGCTTTGGAGGTAACTTTTGTTATTGTTTCTGCTGCAGGAGAAAACATTTCTAATACATTGGCTTATGATGATGATGCCGGATCTCCTTTAGAATTTAACTTTAGCTCAACCAATGGAGTTGTAAGTGATTATACAGAAGAACCTTTTAATGGTCCTAAATGTATATTAGTGAATTCATTTGATGGAGCTGTAAAATCATTTTCTTTGTCAGCAGCCGAGGCACAACCATTAAACTTTAATACGTTGCAATTTCAAATAAAATTTTTGCAGCAGCCGTCTAGTTTAACATCTGGTTTTTTTATAAAACTACTAGCCACCGGCACCGATATTAGTTCTTTTAACCTTTGGGTACAAAATGGAGATTTTGGTATTGATTTTACAAATACCAATGATTACCAACTAATAGCTATTCCTTTTTCTTTGTTTGCTTTTACGCAATCAACAATAGATTCTTTTCATACCATACATTTTCAATTCCCTATCAATTACCATTGCTCACTGGATGTGATTGAATTGATAAGCAACGATGATCAGACTGAAGTACCCCAGGAACCGGAACCACCTTACTTGTATCAATATGATATTGTGGCTCCAGAAACTTTAGCTTTTGGAGGTGTTCCGCTGGACGAATTTTATGAAGTCGTAAGCCGTTATGGTTTATGGAAATGGTGGAATGAAGTATCTCAAAATATAGGAGGAGGATTAAGTGTGTCAGATGGTAGTGTAACTGTAGACACTGCTACAGGGTTAATATTTGAATCCGCTGGGTTTTCTGTTACAGATAACGAAGACGGAACCGCCACAATCTCAGTAAAAGGAACTAAATATCAAGATGAAAATGGAATTGATTTATTTCAAACCGACACAGTTAGATTAAAAAATTTCGGAGTTGATGTAGCAACAGGAATGATTATAAACTCACCTTATACGGATTACTACTATGTAAACTCAAGTTCAGGAGATGATTCAACAGGAGAATTTGGAAACCCTAATAAACCATTCCAAAGTATTGATGCTATTTTTGCTTTATATGATTTAGAAACTGATTATGACACTGATGTAATTGTACCTATCAAGTTACAAACTGGTGACACGTATGTAATCAATACACAAATACCTAATATTGGTTTCGAGATAAAATCGGACTTACCTGCTGTGGTTGATTTATCAAATAACTCAAATTCAAATGTTGTATATTCTTCTAATACTTCTAATAAGCACTGGTTGATTTTTAATTTACCACAAGGTCAATTAAGAAACGATAGAAATGGTACAGGTGGTGGTAATTTTATATGTGAGGATAATTATTACGTATTAAATCTAAATTCATTATATGTTGATAGTACATCAACAACATTTTTAAGTGGTGCTGCTACTTACATAAATAAAATAGATATTATACAGACTACGTGTAAATTTGAAAAAATAGTCGGTTCGGTGTATGTCGGTGAATTAACTTTATTATCTGGATATAATTCAACATCTAATAATTTATTTGATAGAGCTGATTTAGTAGAGGTTGCTAATTTAATTCACAATAAAACAGCAACTACATATATATTTCAAAGTAATCAATTATGGAAAATTGGTGATATTTCGGGGAGTACAGCTCTTAAATTTTCATATACACATAACCAAAATACAAAGATTCATTTCTTAAACTCCAAGATAACAAATACTGGCGGTATACAATTTTCATCTAATCAAATTGGTGATATTACTTTTTCTGGTGTCATTGAATCTTTAATACAACTATCTGGAAATTTTCAAGGTAGAAGTGATAGGATTTCTTATTTCAGATGGGTCAGTTTAACTATAAAAAGTGTAGATACATTGAACTTATCTATGACAAGTTCAGGTGATAATTCATATAACACATTTGAAGTAATTAACTCATATGTGAATATTGGTTCAGGCACTGATTTAATACAGCAATCGAATGATTATGCCACTATAAAAATAGATAATTCGACTATTATAGGTAATGGTAACGGAACATCTCTAATCACCGTGGTTGCAAGTACAACACCAGATATTTATATCGGAGGTCTTAATACAGATTACGAATCCTTTGTTAGCGACTCAACAGTAAAAGTTGATTTTTTATCTAACAGTTTAACTAATGGAATAAAGGTTTTAGGAGACGATGGAAACTATTATAAAATTCATGTAAACAGCTCAGGAACATTAACCGCTACAGCACTTTAATTATATATCATGGTATCAATAAAAAACACTCAGAAAATAACATTTACAGGTCAATTGGTCACTGAAGAAAAGTATGTGATGGTTAGTATAAGAGACCTTAATATTTCTAATGAAAAGCAAACTATTACATCAATTGTAAAATGCTTTACTTTCAATTATAAATTGGATGAGGAAGGTTTAGAGACAACAGAGATTATCAATCTAAAAGAATTGCCTGGAGAAACTAAACCTATAAAATTCAATAGGTCAGAAATGCATAAATTAATGCAAGCCATGCAGCCAGCAATTGGAGACATGGATAGCTTTGATGCTTTCCAAAATCAAGTATTGATGTATTTAGCTCAAAGAGATCAATACTTCGGTTTAGCAAACAACTGGGAAATTGTGTAATAAGCTTTTTGCTATGACAACAGAAAAACAACCAACCAAAATTAGATCTCATTTAGTAGCTTTCTTTTTTAAAGAAATGCTAGGTAAAGAAGCGCATTACCATGGAAAAACGGCAAAGTCTATAAAGATTTTACCAGCATCTTCTATTGGTAGAATTCTTAATTTATATTACAGAACAGAATATGAAGAGAAAGAATACTTTCCTTTTCTAATTTACATTACGCATGATGAGAAACTAGCTATCAATCAATTTAAAGGGGTTGTTTATGTAGAAAAGAATGGGGTAAAATCATATTTAAGACTTTCTGAAGAAAGCTCCAGAGAAGTAAATAATTTTTTAGAAGACTGGTTTCGTATCTCATTTGTCTACTATGTAGACGGTTTCAAATCTGGTAAAAACATGATTGCTGAAGCTATTAATTGTTGGATTGATAAGTATGAGTTGTTGGAACATGGTTTTAGCTATGAAACGCTAAGAATGCTTTACTATCGCGAAAAAAAAAAGAATGCTAACTGCGGTAGACTGCAATATAAAATAGGCAATAGAATTTTAAACTATCAATAGTTTTCATGTAACAGCAAATTATGTATTAGCAGGTTAGGTTTGCTTAAAAGAACTTAACCATGAGCGCAACTTGCTTTGAGATTTACTTCAATCCGGTTTACATTTATGTACGTAATACGCTGCTTTTTGCAGCTGACAATAATTTTAAAACTACTAAAACTTCATTAGTAGCTTCTACGTTACTAGAGGCGGGCCAATATGTTTTAGGTATAGATCTATTTGGGGTTTCTATGCCTTTAATCGCATGGGTTTTAATCACTGTTGGTTTCGATGCCTGGTACGGGATTAAAAAATCTAAAAAGCAAGCTTTGGAAGCGTATAGCAATGCTATGAAGTTTCCTAAAGATTCTCCGGAGCATCGTAAAGAGATGCGCGTTTATAAATTGAAAAAATACGATCCTAAAAAGCTTCAGTTTACTTTTTTCAAATGTTTTACACTCCTAGCGTATTTAGCTTTCGCTAAAGTTTTATTGAGTGAAGGAAATGGAATTTTAGATTTTACGCTACAAGTGTTAACCAAGGCGCCTATTGCTATTTTTTGGTATAAAGACTTTAAATCAATTGGCGATAATACAGCATATATCTACAAGAAAAAAGCGCCAATTTTCACCATTGTAGAAAGCATTTTTGAACCTAGGATCAAAAAGTTTTATGGTGGTTCTTCAGGTACAAACTACCAGGAGGATTCTACTCCTGAAAATTCAAATATGAGAGATGATGAAAACAAACGTTAGAAGTTTTACAGACAAAGAACTGCTGGACCGAGTAGAAGCTATTGGGGGTAAAATTCCAAATAGAGGTAAATACTTGTGTATAGGTGTTCAGAGCAAAGAAGATCAATACAATGTATTTGATGATAAATTTTACCTCTATGATGGGTGTGATTTTGTAATGGTTAGTTCCGGAACTACCAATGCCGGTTCCACTGCATTAAAAACATTTGACAAATATAATTTAGAAGGAGCTGCTGTCTGGAGAACCGATCAGTTCGTAGAAGACTGTTTTGCGCCAGGGCTGCACAAAAGTAAAATGAAAGCTCTTAGACAGCACTCCCCTATTGAATACTACCGTGATTCAAATAAAGACAATCGCGCCGATCAAACAGGAAAATTACACAAGGGAATTATTTGGGCCAATATGCACGGCGTTTCTTATGATGCTGAAAGCAACATCATAAAAACCAATATCGGAGGCTGGAGCTTTGCTTGTCAGGTTTGGAACAACATGCCGGACTATCACAACATGATCGATTTGACTTGGAAAAGAGATCTACCAATTGACTATGCACTTTTAAAAGAATTCTAGTATGAAAAAATTATTGGTATTACTCCTAATATTCATCAGCTGCAGCTGTGGATCTGTTTCTAAAAGTAAAGAGAAATCAGAGTTTGAAAATCAGAAGGAATCAGCTGTAGATCTTTCAGAGGTGTCAAAAGAAACTTCTGAAATTTTAGCTAAGAATTCTATGCATTCTCATGCTGTTGAGAATGCTCAGTTTTTAGAGGTTGAAGTTTCTCCAGGAGAATCTTTGAGTATTACTCAAAGGGACGAAAATGGAAAAGAGACAAATACAACCTTCTCCGGATCTGGTAAGATTAAGTTTGGTTCTTCTGAAAAAGAAGAAATCAATACTGAAGAAAATCATACCCACGAAGCTAAACAAACTGAAAAAGTTGTAGACAGTACAGCTACCGCATCTTCTACAGAAAAAGGTAAAACCATAACAGCTAATGTAGAACGTTCGGGAGGTTTCCCGTGGTGGCTTCTGTTGTTAGTTCTTATAGCCTTGGTAGCTGCTGCTATTTACCTAAACAAGCAATTCTCTTGGATTTTAAAGTTAAAAAACGGTGTAACATCCGTATACAAAGCAATTTTTAAAATTTGAACCTATGAAAGTTAACGGATTACTACATGATATTGCAAAAGGTCAATGGGCTATGTCTCTTGAAGGTTATATGGCTTGGGCTCCGGTTGCATACAAAATTTTGACAGGTAAAAGTGAGTTACCAGAATTAGAAGCTGCAAAGCTTATCACTTTTTACGGAGATCAAGGAAATGAATTAATGCCAGATGAAGAAGGAGCTGTAGATGTTAGCAGAGGAGCTGTAGCAGTTGTCAATATCATTGGTCCTATGATTAAGTATGGAGATTGGTGTGTTTGGGGAGCCGATGAAATTTCAAAAAAAATAAAAGGATTATATGCCGATCCTAATATAAAAGGAATTGTAATTGTTTGTGACGGTCCTGGAGGAGCTGTTGGCGGGATACCGTATTACAAAGATCTTGCTCGTTACAAAAACAAACCATTAGGTATTGTGTACGATACCATGTGTAGTGCTCACTTATGGGGAATGTATGCCATGAAACCTGACTTTGTTTGGGCAGCTAACGATATCAGCGCGCAGGTTGGATCCATGGGGATTATGATCAGTCTGCTTGATAATAGAAAGTACCTAACAGAAAATGGTATTAGCATTCACGATATATATGCCGATGAAAGCTCTGATAAAAATCAGCCTTTCATTCAAGCTTTAAATGGAGAATATGATTTGATTAAAGCCGAATCATTAAATCCATTAGCTCGTAAGTTTCAATCAGAAATGCTAACTCTTAGACCATCTTTAAAAAAGGAGGTGCCTGGAGTAATTACGGGTAAAGTGTTCTTCACAGATCAGGCTTTAGAGTATGGTTTTGCTGACGGTGTAGGAACGGTTGAAGAGGCTATAGAGAGAGTAGAAATTCTCTCAGAAATCAATTAAGTAAGTTTAATTTAATAATCAATAGAAAATGAAGTTTAGTGCATTAAAACGATTGCAGACGACTATGGTCGCATTGGCTTCGCTCCTTAATTTGGATGCAAAAAAAGACGATGTACCTATCGATGCTCAGAAAAAAGAGCTTGCCTTAGATGAAGATCAAATGGCGGTATTACATGGCGAATACGGAGAAGAAGATTCTACGAAAATGATTAATGCCATCAATCAGGAAATTAAAGCTGCTATGACAGAGAATCTTGAATTCAAAGCTATCCAAGACGAGATTGATGCAATGATCAAAGAAAACAACTTGAATGCGGAAGAAATTAAAGGTTCAGGTGGTGAAGGTAAAAAGGGCGATCAGACAGATTATTCGGCTCAAATCAAAGCTTTAAATGAAAAGTATAAAGCGCAGAATGATCTTCTACAAAAATTAATTAATGATCCTGAAGGAGATACTCCTGAAGCTATTATCAAAGGTATGGGACAAAAAATTCAGCATTCAGCAACCCACGTTTTTGGAGGTAATGAAGAATGGAACAAAATTGAAGGTAGATCTTGGAACCAACGATTGGTAAACGGAGCTGTAAAAGCTACCGATTTCAATGCAGACTCAAATATTCCATTACTGCAGGATGATGTTGCCCACTTTGTACGTGAGAATCCTGAGTATTTAGAATCTTTATTTAGCGATTACGAAGAGCTTCCAAGTGAATGGTCTCGTAAAACTGGTGTTTTAGATAGAGTTGCCAATGGATATATTATTCCTGGTGAAATTGTACAGGGTAGAAAAAAAGGATGGTCTCCAAAGAACAACTTTAAAATTGGAGCTGAAGAAGGAAGAGTTTTCAGAAAGAAAATAGACATTACATTTGATGGATATGAGCTTCAAGAAATGGAAACTACTTGGATCCGTTCTTATAACAAAGAAGGATCTTCTCCTTTAAAAATGACTTTCATAGGACACTTATTGGCCGAACTTGTGAAACAACAAATGTTGGATGATCGTAAAGCTCAAATCAACGGTTTGTACGCGAAGACTCCAGACGGAGATGATATGCCGGGTAAAGCTGTAAACTCACAAAATGGTTTACGTTACCTATTCTGGTATTACAGAGATGTGAAAAAACAATACAGAGCTTCTGATATTGGGGTTCCTTCAGATTCTAATATTGTAGACTATGTAGAAGAATTAGTGTTGTCCGTTCCAGAGGATGACAGAAACAAAGAACTAGAGTTAGGTATTTCTGAATACTGGTTAAAAAAATACCGTAAAAAAGCGGGGCAATTGTACAACCTTCAAATGGATACAGAGGAAGGAAGAACAGAATATAAGAAGAACCATGTTGTAAACTATCCTAACATCAAATTCCAACCATTAAAGGATATGACTCGTACAGACTTTATGTACATCACGCAGTCTAAGAATATCCAGATTATGGATTATAATACAAACGAAAAAGGGAAATTTACTATTACCCATGATGGTAAGAGAAATGTTAACATTTTTGCAGACTACAGACTTGGTATTAGATTAATCTATGTAGGGGTTAAAACGAAAGCTGGAGATCCTAAAGAGTTCGAGAAGCAAATGGTATGGTCTAATAGTGTTCCAATTTTCGCTAAAGACATAACATTACCATTGTTTGATGACGAAACTGGTGAGTTAGAATTCACTTATAATAGCATGAAAGTAGATGATGCTTGGAAAACTGATATTACAGATGTAACTGATGCTGTTCCTGGTCAGGTTGTGAGAATCTCAGGAAACACATCATTGTCTGTTAGCAAAAACGTAGTTGCTACAGGTAATATTACCTTGAGTGATGGAAGCTTTGACTTAAAGTCTGGAGGAACGTTGACTCTTTATGTAAATGAAGACAAAACGTTAACAGAGCTTACAAGAACCACAGAACCTGCTACAAAGACTACAGGATCTATTGAATACACTACAGCTGTACTTGATGCAGATTTAGGAACTGTTTACAAGTTCACTGGTGATGCTACCACAGCTATTACAAGTATTACTAATGGTGTGGAGTCTAAGACAATCACTATTTACGGTACCGATACTGCAGATGTAGATGTGACACTTTCTACTACAGGAAATATTAGTTTAACTGAGGCAGCAACTTTAGCAAGCTCAGAAGACTTAATTAAACTGACTTTGGTAGATGGTATTTGGATGGAAACAGGTAGAACAATAGCTCCTGCAGCCTAAGTTTAATTTTTAAAAGCGCAATACAATGACATATATGCGACAAAGAGTAAGAAAGCCCGCTGGAAGTTCTCCAGCGGCTGCTGCTCCAAAAGAATCAGATATAGTAATATTAGCCGCAGAGGATACATTATTATATCCACCTAGAGATGGAAACGGAATAAATTTAATGGGAAACTTTGGTATAAAGTCTGGTGCGAGCATGCACAAAATATACCACACTAAAAGTTTCCTAAGTGCTCCTTTTGAGTCAGACGGTGAAGAGGATGGAATTACTATTACGCAATCTATAGAGGTGCGTATACCTGGTAATAAATTAGAGCAAAAAGAATTCCTTCAGGGATGGTTAGGTGTTAACTGTTATGTGTTTCATAAATCATGTAAAGATGATTTCTGGGAAGTAATAGGAACTCCTTGTGCTCCGGTTCAAATAATGCCTACAAAACAGGATAATAACGACGGAAGATTCTTTACAGTAAACTTCCAACAGTTTGCAAAATCTGAGTTACTTCCTGCAAATTATTCAGGTGCAATAATAGAGGCAGATCCTACTGCTATTGCAGATGCTGCAGCTGTAGCTGTAGATGGAGAAACAAGCTTACAATATAAGCTTCCTAGTTTAGATGTTACTGCAGCAGTTTCTTTTGATTCTCTGAGTAACTTAGATCAAGGACAGTTTATTACTATTTATGGTGCCGGGGGTGCAGATCCTGCAACAATCTCCTCAGGAGATGCCGGAGCAGCTACGGTTGTTTTAAAATCTGGTACCCAATGGACCGGATTGGAGGAAGCCGCTATCGAGTTTCAGTATTTTGATGCTGGAGCTACAAAATATCTTATTGAAGTTAGTAGATCATAGTTTTTCATTTTTTTAATGGGGTTTGTTTAGTTGAAAGCGCACTGTATATACAGTGCGCTTTTTTCATGTAACAACGGTTGTTACATGTAATTACAACATTTGTTACTCAAGATATTTAAATAGAAAACATTCGAATTATGAAAAATGAGGTTTTAGATTTTTTAGTAGAGCTTCCGGAAGCTCAAGAGGATCAATACAACAAAGCATTTGCATTGTATCGTAGATGCCCGGATAAGAATCCGCAATTAGAACGCGGGTATAATTTAGGGTTTACAAAGAACCGTTTGTCTGATCTTATGTATGAGCTTAAAAAGTTAGTACAAGTTTCTGAAGTAGATGTCCATGCACATGCTCAGAAAAAAAAGGCAGATGAAGAAGTTTCCTCTGAAGATATAGCAAAATGCATTTATGAAGATAAGATTTTACCCATTATCGATGCCTTAAAAGAAAGGGAGCTGTGGGAAGAAGGATTCGAAGAAAAAATAAATGCCTTTACTGAGAAGCCTACTGTTGAAGGCGCTAACAAACTAATTACTTATTTTGAGGAAGTAGGAAGTAAATTAGCAATTGAGGCTACTGAAGGATATACAGGATCTACAGGAACTACAACTGATACAACTGAATCTTCTGAGGAAAATACAGAAGATAAAAAATTAAGAGAAGAATTTCCTTTTCTAAATGAGAACGATTGTCCTGATGTTATGTACATCGTAGTAGGTAAAAAAATAGCGGCTTGGAAAACTTATGTAGCAGCTCATGAAACCCTTCAGTTAGTAGATGAAGGTAAAAAGGAGCTGACTCCTGAAGAACGTAAAGAAGTGGCTAAGGAAGCCACAGAAAGCTTTGAGGAAAACCAAGCCCTATATGATGAGCTGAACTATTACGCTGAGAAAAAAGAAATTTTAGGAGTTCATCCTATTTTTAAACAATACCAGTTAGACAGAGAGAAAGAGAGCCTTAAAAAAGAGGTCGATGCCATGACCGGTGACGAGCTGAGAAAATATGTAGGAAGCTCTAAAACATATATTTCGAGAAAAAATAAGGCGATCGCCAAAGCTGAAAAAGCAAAAGATACCGAAACGATATCGCAACTGAAAGAAGATCTTGCATTACGCCAGTATGCTTTAGGATTGGTTAACGAAAGACTTGCGAAACTTTAGTATGAAGAAACGCTTTTTCGACATAAACGATAGCGGGCCAAAGAAGGAAGAAGATAAACTATCTGAGCTATTTACATCAAAGTATATAAACAAGCATTTTGCAAAAATTGCAGATCCTAGCTTTGATGTAAATAGATTTCCTATGCCTGGAGAGTGTTTCTTTCTTCAGAGTGATACAGCGTTCAATGCCTTCACTTTCATTCCTATGATTGCTAAAGCGTATAAAATTAAAGAGTTATATGCTTCTACTTATTCTATTAGTAGAAAGGTTATAGATGCGCTGATTGAGTTACACGACAAAGGATTCATTGATAAGGTTACACTTTTGATTTCCGATTCAATGATAAAGCGAAACCCGAAAACCATAGATAATCTTATGGCCATGTGTGAAACTCGGGCTAATGTCAATGCATACTACGCCTGGAGCCATGCAAAGGTTTGTATCATGAGAACTGAAGAATCACATTTTGTAATTGAAGGGAGTGGTAATTGGGCAGAAAACGCCCATTACGAGCAATATCTTTTTGCGAATGATAAAGGCTTGTACAACTTCAGAAAAGAGTTGTTTACGAATTCCAAATTGAAAAAATACTAGGTAGAATGGAGAATCAATTAAGACTAGCACAGGAAGAGTTTGATAGTATTGAGCAATTAGCCGGAGTAGGTTATACTCCTGAAAAAATAGCTCAATACTTAGATGTAGATAAAGAGTTGTTTATGAAGCGCTGGCACATAAAAGATTCTCCTATCAGATATGCCTATGACAAAGGAGCTCTCCAGACAGAATTTAACACACTCAATCAACAGAGAGAGTTGGCCGAAAGTGGAAACATTACAGCTGCTCAGATATTCCTGAAGGAGAAAGAAAGAATACGAATTGATAATATCAGAAAACAATGTCTGTTTCAAGAATAAAAATAGATGATATCAGTCTTCAGGATGTATATGACTTCATGGAGCATGGTTCTGCTAAGAATGCATCTCCAAAAATCGTGGAGTATCTTGATACCTTAGATATGACACGCGGTCTACTTAACCGCATAGATAGGTTTGCTACAAAAGAAGCTGTGGTAAAACACCTCATGGTTGTAAAAGATCTATCACGCTACAAAGCTGGCCAGATTTATGAAGAAACCATTGAATATTTCTACAGAGATCGTATTGTTTCTAAAAATGCCTGGAGAAATATCTACGCTGAAAAAATGGAAAAATTGGTCAACTTTTCCATGCTTATTATGAAGGATGTTAGCGATGCTGATAAGATATCTAAGATGATCGAGCGGATTGCTTCTATTCGCCAGTTAGATATTGAAGATCTGCCGGAACTACCACAAGAGCTGTTCAATAAACCTTTCAAGGTCTATTCTTTGGATGCTGATATTTCTGAATTTACCGCAAAAGCAGATCGTAACAAGTTGAAAAAATTCATTGAAGAGTTACCTGAACTATCTGCTAAAGAGATAGCTCGCTTGAAAGAAGAATCACTAATAGACACTCTTAAAATATTCCCAGATGAGCAGGAAGACATCCGTAAATCTGAATGATGATTTTGTACAGCCTATCTATGCCAACTGGTTAACAATCACTGTAGATCTTATCTCTCCTAAAGATTTGTATTTGATAGCCGGTAGAGCAACGGCTAAAACATCTGAAATTATTGCAAAGCGTTCTATGAATGTTATTTATGATATGCCTCGTAGCATGCAAGTCTCAGTTTCTGATACGTATGTGAATGCCATGAAAAACGTGGTTCCTGCCTTGTTGGAAGGTTGGAACCGTGAAGGATGGAAAGAAGGTGTACATTACGTTACCGATACACGCCCTCCGGCATCATTTGAATTACCATATAGGCCATTTAAAGGTTCGTACAAACATACCATTAGCGTTTTTAATGGTACACTTATCAATATAGGATCTTTAGATCAACCAGGAGGATTAGCAGGTAACTCCTATCAGCACATGTATGGTGATGAAGCGAGGATCTTAAAACAGCAAAAATTAAAAAAGCTTACTCCTGCCATTAGAGGGGAGTATGCACATTTTGGGCATTCTGTATACTATAGAGGAAGAACATTTACTACAGATATGCCCAACCTCCTAGACGGGGATGATGAGTGGATCTTTAGCCATGAAAAAGATATGAATGTGGACCAGGCTAAACTTGCCTTGCAAGTAGCGTTGGTTCTGAATGATATTAAAAAGGAGCTGATCAATGCGATGAAAGATCGCGATAAAATAAAGGTGCAGCAGCTAAAGAAAAATTTACATAAGTGGACTGCTTACTGGATACGGTGCCGTAAAGGACTTACCTTTTTTTACGTCGTGTCCTCTTTGGTAAATGTGGACATACTTTCAGAGGGCTTTTTTGAAGATTCGTTAAAAGCCTTAGGCATAGAAGAATTCAAAAGTGCCATTCTATCTCTGAAGGTCGATGTAAAAAAAGGTGAAAAGTTCTATCCTTATTTGGGTGAGCACCATTATTATGATGATGGAATTAATAGCAGCTATTACGACAAATTTAAGCTTACAGATGAGATCGAGGAAAGCAGTTTGGCATTAAAGTACATAGATCATAATGCGGAACTGGATGCGGGTGTAGACTTTGGTGATATATGTAGTATGGTCACAGCTCAAGAGCGTGGCAGCTACTTGTATTGCCTAAAAGAGTTCTTCACCTTGGCTCCTGAAAGCAGTAAAGAGTTGGCAGCTAAATTTGTTTCCTTTTACAAGCATCATAAAAACAAGGTGCTCAATTTGTATTATGATAGGTCCGGTAACCAGTATCAGAAGGTGAAACGAGATTGGGCCAATGAGCTGAAGAAATTTATTGAAGAGCAAAATGGAGTGAAAACCGGATGGAAAGTAAATTTAATGAGCCGTAACCAGGCTACCATATACCAGGAAGAAGAATACAATTTTTGTAAGCATCTTTTTGGCGAAACCGTTAAGGGAGTTCCAAAAGTAAAAATTGACAAATTTGGATGTAAGTGCTTGCGAAGCTCTTTGGGGCTTACTAAAATTTTAGTGAAATCAGACAAGAAAGGGAGCCGTTCCATACACAAGGATAAAGCCTCTGAGAAGATCTCCTTAAAAATGAGAGCTATGTATAGTACAAACTTCTCGGATGCTTTTAAGTATTTGATATTTAGAAAAAGATGGGTTTCTAAAACAACATCTAAAGGCAGCTTAAATATGTCTGCTCCTGAAGTTTTATAATTAACTATATTTGAATAAAAATAAGGTTGATTATGGAAGAAAAATTATTTCAGAAAGTTTTTAATAGTAGTCTCTATAGAAAGAATTACATCATTATGCACGAGATTGATGAAATTCTTCATACCCTTTTTTATAATAAAAATGGTTATGTAAAGAATTACAATTCTTTAGAATTTTATTGCCCATACTGCAAGACTGATAGTACATTTATTCCAAATGATATTCCCATCAAAAACACCGTTAAATCTGTAATAGAAGAATATTATGAATATTTACATGATGTAAAAACTACAAATAGTGGATTTAATGAAAAGAAACCTAATCCATTTGAATTTATGAAGAAACTAAGTAATGAAGAAGAAGTTTTCATTAGAACATTTAGTTGTGCAAGAACCAATGGTAAAGAGGACCGTCATACTTTGATATATTGTCTTAAAATCATTGAAGATTCAATAGTTATTATAGGAAGATATCCATCGATTGCAGATACTTCTTTAGATTTTAAAAAGTATAAGAAGATAGATAAGTCTCTTCCGTCTGAATTTAATCTAGCAACGGGATTACATTCTCATGGAGTAGGCGCTGGAGCATATGTGTATTTGAGAAGAATTTTGGAAAAATATATTATTTATCCAAAATTAAATGAAGAACAAAAGAAGCTACAATTCTTTAAAGAAAAACTACAGGCTATAAAAGATCAATTACCTAAGTTATTGGTTGAAACTCCAGAGATGTATAGTGTGCTTAGTTTGGGTATCCATGAATTAAGTGAAGAGGAATGCAAAAAGTATTATAAACCTTTAGAATCTGCTATTTTATTCATTTTAAACGAAGAACTGTCTAATATTGAACAGAAAGAGCGTATGAGTCAAGTACAAAACGAAATTAAAAAAATTCACAGTGATCATAAGAATAAAAAATGAAATCCAGAGACCGAGAAAAAGAACAGTTGAGATTAGATATAGGAAAAACCGGAAAATGGATTTTTTGGTTTAGACTTTTTGGCTTCATTTTTATTGGAATAGGGTTTATATCCATATTTGCTACATTATGGTTGTATAAAACGCATAGCGGGGAATACTCCTATTTTGCAAATGATTTAGGGCATTTTACTGGAGGTGTTGCTGCTTCACTATTCTCTTTAAGTGGGTTGTTTTTTATATATGTTGCTTTTCTAGGGCAAAAGCAACAAATTATGTATCAGCGTATAGAACTCATTCAAAATGAAGAAAGTTTAGCTGCTACTAGACTTGAAGTTAAAAACCAAGTTGCGGAAATGAAACTTCAAAATTCAACACTTAAAAAACAAGAATTTGAAAATCATTTTTTTAGAATGATGGAAAATCATAGGAAAATAATTTCTGAAAAATATATTAGAGATAATAAAAATATATTAGAAGATTTCCTATGGAGATTCGACATTGCAACACTCATAAATCTACTAAAATATGATTTAGATGATCCTGATTTTGATCAAGATAATTTTGAACGCTTTAAAAAGTCATTGATAAATGACTTAAGGTATGTAAAAGGTATGAATACTGATTTCATTCGGAGCATTTTTCTAACTACTGACATAGTCAATAGTATTGAAAATGAAGTTGAACAATTTAGATATAAAGAAATACTGTTTACAGGAATTAGCGATATGGAGTTTATTTGTATATACATTATTTGTATACCCGACAATCTTACAGAATTATATAGAAATATATATCAAAAGAATGATTTTTTCAAAGAAAAAGGTAGGCAGTTCTTAAAAATTTTTATCCAAGCGAGGAGAAGAGACGAAACCATGTGGATAAACCAATAATAAATCCGCTAGGGAAAACACTTTTTTCCCTTAAAAAATCGCCCTCAATAAGAGGGCGATTTTTTTTGCACAATATGAGGCGTTTTAAGCTTCCAATACTCGTAATTGATATAATATGATGCTCTTAAATCATTCATTCGTATAGTGTCCATGCAATGCACTTCTGCTTTGATTCCGTGCATGGCTAAATTTATAGCAGTCATTTTTGCACAAATCAAATCCTTATCCTGGCATACATAATAATTACCTTTTGCAATATGGTCTGCAGCTAGAACCATACGCCCAGAACCGCTACAGGGTTCGCCTACTTTTTTTCCAAAATCATTTGGTTCTATTATCATTTGTGCCATCATATCGCAAAGCTCAGGAGGTGTGAAATACTGCCCTAAACGACTTTTTTTGTAGTTTCCTGTTAGAAATTCATAATAATTTCCTAGCGGGTCAATCCATTCGTTTTTTGCGTGTGCTTCTCCGTAAGCACCCATAAGAAGCGCTAAAAGTTTGGCAAACTTGTTTAGCTCTTCTTTACTGTATGGTTTTATAGTTTCAAAATATAAATCTTCGTTTGTTCCAAAACCATAACAGCAAATAACAATGGTTAAAAAATCTTCAAAAACTCTATTTAAATCGTGCTTGTATTCGAACTCGAAAAAACAGGAGTTAAATTCTTTTAACTCCTGTGGAACTGGTAACGCTTTATTACTCATTTTCTTTTTTTTCAATTGGTTCTACTTGTGCGTTTGAGAAAATGTGCGAAATAGGGAAAAATTTATCTTTTCTCTTTTCGTCATTGTTGGCTTGCTCCTGCTCTTCCTTGCTTTTTATTTCTCTTGGTTTTCCCCAAACTACAAAAGCGCTAGAGCCTTTTTTAACAGAATAGCCCATTTTGCGCCATTCCTGAAAGGTGTGAAACTCTGTGTTTTGTTCGTCCTTGTAAAATTGTTCTATTACAATTTCGTTTATAGTGCGTTCAGGCGTTATTTCTTGTATTTTCTCGGCTGTTTTACTTAAAGCTTGAAGTTTTTGCCTTTTCTCTTGAATTGTCAATTTTTGTATAGTGTTCTCTGTTGTCATGGCGTTTAAATTTGTCCTTCGTCTGCAAAGCTGTAAAAGGTGTTTTCAGGTGTAATAATGATGTGGTCTAGCAATTTGATGTCTAAAAAATCACCTGCGGATTTTATTTTATTTGTTATTTGCTTATCTGCATTGCTTGGTTCTGTCTTTCCGCTTGGGTGGTTATGTCCTACAATTATTGCGGTTGCATTAGCTTTTAAAGCAATTTGAAAAAGCAATCTTACATCTACAATTGTTCCGGTTATTCCTCCGGATGAAAGTGTACTAATTCCTAGAATGTGATTAGAATTGTTTAATAGCATGAGCCAAAAAAATTCCTTGTGTCCTATTTTGCGAGGGTCGGAAAAATCAAAAAAAGCCTCTTGTGCACTTCTTGAAGAAATAACTTTTTTACGGTCTTCTATTTTTACAGGGTTATTGTAAAATATCTCTACTTCTGATATATAACTATTCATGTTTAAAAAATATATTCTGCTAAATCGCTTTCGTTTTGTGCTTGGTTTTCTTCTATAAATTTTTCGGCTATCGCTTGCGCCTTGTGAAATGCTTTTACTTTGGTTTTGAAGTAGTTGTAGTCGTTCCAATTAAAAAGAGAAGAAAATCCTTTTTCCTGCAGTATATTTTTTACTTGTGTAGAGAGTTGGAAAGGGTTACTTTTGGCTGTGTTAAATGCTGTTGTCATGGCGTTTAATCTTTAATGATTTAAAACTCCCGAAGCTTCGACCTTTCGGGAGTTTTTGTTTTTAAATAAGTTCTAAATTTCAAAGGTTTCTACCTCGTTTTTTGTGTCTGCTAAAAGCGTTTCAAGTTCTATCGTAGCCGCTTTTACAAGGGTTGCAATAACATTTGAATTTTGTACAGTAAACTCAAAACCTTGTTGATTGATAAAGGTAATTTTAGAGCTTATACTGTCATTTCCTGCTCCAAAGGTTTTAAGGTCGTTGGCTTTAGTTTTTAAAGCTGTGTAACGCTTAGAAAGTGCTTCAAAATGTTGCATTCGCTCAATTCTTTCCTCCGCTGATAGTGGTTTGATTTCAAATTTTTCAATTTGCTTTAAAACACTTTTTTTCGCTTGCTCTTCTTTAGCTTCCTCCTGCTTTTTTTGTGCGTTAGTAGCCTTTTTAGCTGAATTGGTAGCTTTTTTTTCATTGGTGGCAGTTTTAGCCGTTGCAGAGTTGTTTTTAACTGTTGCGCTTCCTGTTCTTGTCGTTGTCATAATGTGTACTTTTTTAATGATTAACTTATGTAAATATACAAAAAAAAGTCGTAATAATACGACTTTAAAGAGCTTTAAATGAGTAATTTATGTAACTTTTTTACTATTTTAAAATGATTCTAAATAGGAAGAATTACAAATAAAAAAGAGAGGAAAAAACAGTCGTTTTTTAAAATCATAAAACATAAAAATTTGATTACCAGCAAACAAACCCTAATAAAAAAGGGTTTGTGTTGCTTTGCGTAGCAGTTCTGCCCGTCCCGCTAAGTCGGTAACATGTCGTTACAAGTGCCTGAATTTTTGCAGAAATATGACAGGATCTCACCAAGGGCGATGAGCCCGCCCACCAATAATGCATCCGTAGGATACCTTGTAGTTACATTGTTTTATTCCATGTAACACCATATGCTGTAAGAGCTTACTACACTTGTGTTATGGAAACAATTAAACCACATGAAGCTATAGAGATGATGCGTAAGCTTACCAGTATCAATGTTCCTTTCTCATTTGAATTCGAGAGTTACAATAAGACTAAGGATACATCTGAAGGACATAAGGTAGTAGCGAAAGCTTTCCTTAGACAAGGCTTACGTAACAACCAGTCAGATAGAGCTAAGTATCTCATAGGTTACTCTCATTTCCAAACTGGAGAACCTAGATTCTTTCACATAGCATTACTCAAGAAGTTCAATAATTACAAAATAGAACCATGAATATAGAACAGCTGCCAGAAGGTGATATCTATTACAATGAAAGTGTAGCCTTTACTTATCAAGTAGGGCAAACACCAAAGGATTTTGAAGAACATAGAGGTCAGGCCAATTCAGTTGACTTTGAATCACAACGTAACTTCTTAGGAGATTACGCTATTATACCATATGGAACTAATGACTCATTGCCGCACTCTATCAAAGAAGCGGTGCAAAACAATTTCGTCGCTCCTGGTATCCTTAAACGTAAAACAAATTTACTTTGGGGCAAAGGTCCTAGACTTTACAAAGAGGTTGTAGAAGGAGATAAATTAAAGCGTGTATGGGATGATGCTCCTACGAATGTACAGGCGTGGCTAAACTCATGGGATTACATAGAGTATCTAATGAAGGAGTGTGTAGATTATCAGCACTTAGAAGCTGGTTTTACTAAGTTTCATGCTACAAAAGGTAGACGTGTAAATAAGCCTTCTATTGCATTCTTAGAGCATATTCCTGCTAATAGAGCAAACCTAGCTATTCATAAGAATACACCAAATGGCGGGAAGCCTACACACATAGTTACAACAGACTGGAGCTTTGAATATGTCAACTCTTTTGATTACAAAGCTTATCCGGTATTCGATCTAAGAAATCCAGTCTTAGCGCCTACTAGCATGTTCTACTCAAACATGTATAGTTTTTGCTCAGAGTATTATACGGTACCAGATCTATATGGTTCTCTGGAGTGGTTAAGAAGATCTACAGCTGTGCCTTTAATTTTCAAAGCGCTGACTAAGAATAGTATCAATCTTAAATATCATATCATTTCGCCTCAGGCTTTTTGGGATAAAGCAGAAGAAAAAATACAGGAAAAATGTACCAAAGTAGGTAAAGAATATAAGCCTGCTATGCTGGCTCAATATAAAAAAGAGTTCGTAGCAAAAATAGGTGACGTCCTTTCTGGTAGTGATAATGTAGGCAAGTATCTGCACACTACTAAAACTCTAGAAGTTGATGGAACAAATATTCTTGAGCATGGTTGGGAGGTTAAAGTGATTGACCAAAACATTAAAGATTTCGTAGCTGCTCAGATAGAAATTTCCAAGCACTCAGCTTCTGCTATTGCTACCGGAGTATCATTAGGTGCAAGTTTGGCCAATACGTCAGACCAAGCCAAAGCTAATAGTGGTAATGAGCAATACTATGCTATGATCAATTATTTGAATACAGATGTAAATATTCCAGAGATCATTGTGACAAAAGCGATCAATTACGCCATTCAATTCAATTTCCCGGAGACTGACTATAGAATTGGATTTTACCACAGCATACCTGAGAGAACTTCAGATTTATCACCTAACGAAAGAATAGATTCAGAAAACGCAGCATAATGGAAATACTATTTAAAAATACCAGTGAAGCATCCTCAGAGCTTAAGGAACTGCTAGGTTTCATTGATGTAGATCTTAAGTTTAGCAACATCAAGGCCGATGTGATATCAGCCACTAAAGAGCTTATTAAAATTATAGGTAAAGACGTTTATACAGAAGCTGTAAGGCAATATAAATTAGCAGAAGCAGATCAGGCTAAAGATGAAGAGTTTATCCGTGTTGTGCGCTACCCTATCGCTGTTGGCGCTTATATAATGTATGCTCCTAACAACGATATCAGCCACACCAACAATGGACGTAAGATGATGGCGGACGATTCTGAGAAAACTCCATTTGAATGGATGTTAGACCGTAACGACGCGGCTTTAGAGCGTAAGTATTACCGGTGCTTAGATGAGTTAATTGATTTCTTAGATGATTATGAAGTATCTGAAGAAGGAGCTGAAGGAAATACCCTTGGTGATCTCTGGAGAGCTTCTGAAGCCTTTAAAAAAACTCAGCGGTTATTTGTACGCACAATAGATGATTTTGATACCTACTTCCCTATTTCGTCTCGACTTTTGCTTATCAAGCTTTCACCAGGGCTTGAGAAGTGTGAAAAGTTTGAAATCAAGCCTAGATTAGCAGTCAGATATAAAGAACTCAAAGAAAAACTATATAGTTCCTCGGAGCTTGAAGAATCAGATGTTGAATTAGTTCAGCTAATTCAAGCTGCGTGTGTGCCTTATGCTATGGCATGGGCTATGCCTCGATTATCCGTAAACCTTTACCCTGAAGGAGTATTACAGCATTATACATCGGATAGAGCTACCACCAAAGGACGAAAACCTACTCTTAATATGGAAACACAAGAAGCTGCTCAAGCATTTGAGCATGATTATGAACTGGCATTAGGTCGTTTAGATTCATTTCTTCTTCCTGAGGTTACAGAAGCTCCAGATGACATTGCAGATGAAGATCTGTTTCCAGATATAGATTACGACGATAAACATTTTTCAGCATAAAAACCCAATACAAAAAGATGAAAGTACTAAGAGCAAAAGATCAGAAGCAAAAAAAGAAACTAAGATTAAGTTTCTTTTCACAATTGAAATTAAGATTAAAGTATTTAATAGCGCGAATTAAATACCGCAGTTCCACCACTAAAAGAGAGCGTGAGCTAGACAGTATCAACAAGAAATTGCAGGGTGCTGCCGTAAAACAAGAGATAAATCAAGAGCTCCTGAAAATTGAAATTATTGGCTTTATTCGAAGTAAACTAAATCTAACCAGGAGATCTAAGTATATTCCATTTACAGTAAAAAACCAATTGGAGGTTAAAGGTATGGTTGAAGCTGAATATGCAGATCGAATGAAAAAGTATGGTGTTAAGATTAATGATAAACTACAATTTGTGTAATGAATCACGAGCTTCACATACCAGAATTGAATAAAACCTATTACATGCCTTCTGAGTTATCTGAATGCTCAGGAATGCAATACATAGAGGTTTGTGCTTTACTCTTTGATTATCTTCAGGGAAATCTGTATTACGAAGAATTACGGGTGCAAATGGTATGCCGTCTTCTTGGGTTTAAACCTAAGGAAGAGAAGAATCAGGATGATCAAGAAGATAAGGATGCCAATATTTATTTAATTTCTACTTACCTAGATTCTTTCTTTGATGACGAAACCACAGGTGAAGGTGTAGCTGCAGAAACTAAAAAAGTACTTAGGTTAAATTTAGAAGAAGATCCTATTCAACAATTTACACCAATAAATAAAACGTATGTAGGTCCTGGAGGATTTAGCAACATGACTTATGGTGAGTTCTTAGACGCTTTAAGATTGTTCCATGAGTTCCATGTATCTGGTGAAATTGATGTATTGCATGAGTTGGCAGCTATTTTATATCGCCCTAGCAAAAATGGGGAGCAATTACCTTACAATTCTACTTCTGTTGCAAAAAGAGCTAAGATCTTTAAAAAAACAACCATAGGCTTTAGTTATGGAGTTTACCTCTATTTCGCTTCATTTAATAGCTTCCTAACTACAGCTGTAATTCCATGGGGAAGCGTTGATATCGATTTCAGTATTCTCTTTGATGAAGTGAAAGAAGAAAGTATGTATCCTGGCATTGGTATGGATAGCGTAGCCTTTGCATTGGCCGAAAGTAACACCTTCGGAGATTTTGAAGGTGTGCGTAAAACCAACTTTTGGGTTATCATGGCCCGATTGTATGATTTAAGAGTAAAAGAGTTAAGAGAAGAACAAAAAAATAAGAATAAATGATTCTAATAAGTGATATCGAGAATTACATTCAGAATTCAATTGATAGGCTACTGGATGATGAAGGAGCTAAAATGTTTAATTACTTTCAGACCGTTTTAGACGATTCTGAGCTGACTAAATTCATGAAAGATGAATTTAGCGGAGAAAAAAACACAGGGCTTTTTTTAGTTATTCCTCGTTACGATGGATCCGGTTCTGAAGATGCTTTTCTGTTCCAGACCAGGTTAATGATATTTTTTGTAGATAAAACAGATTTTTCAGAACATGATCATGCCTCCTATATTCAGATTTTCAAAGATGTTCAGGTGAAAGTGAATGCTTTCATTGATTTAATGATAGAGCAAAAGTCTGATGGGAAATACTGTGAAGTTCTTTCGTTTTTAGAAGAGAGATCTCTAAGTGTTAATCCGGTATGGAAAAAGTCTGGCTGTAATGGTTTTGTGATGGAATTTGTTTTGTAAACAGTTTTTAATGTCGTATTTTTACGACTTAAAATAATAGCCATGACAAAAGAAAACATAGAAGAAAAGTTTAATGAAGTACTTAATAAAAGAGGAGCTTTAACCAAAGCAGGAGTATCAAAAGCAAAAGCCTATGATTGGCGAAAAGGTCGTTCGTCAATTTCCTTTGGGGAAAAGCTCGAAGTGTTGTTTAACCTTCAAATAATAGAAGTAAATGAATCTACTGCAGCAGAGAGAAAAGCATAAGAACGATATTCTCGAAGGTAAATTTATACGTAAAGTATCTGGAGAGATCGCTACGGAAATAGAAAAGGCGCAAGATAGTTTAATGACTTCTCGTGGTTTTTCAGATGAAAACTGGCAAGAACGTTCGTTTGCTTCATCAGACAAAGGAATAGTCTACACTCACTTAGGTCGTCATAGGTTTGTAGATATGCGTACACGAAATACCCAAGAAGGTAAGCGCAGAAAGAAAAATCACCCTATTCATAATAAAATCATATTTGGACACTATAATAATTTGATCAGGGAGCTCTCGTTTGGCTTTACAGAAGCCGTAAAAGAAGAGTTACGAGGGCTAGAAGGGTAATTTCTAACCTCATTAATTATTATATGAAAACTCAGAAACAAAAATCCCTCAAACGTGCTTATGATGTATTCTATTTTTGGTTTACGGTTCTTTTAGAATTAGATGATATGAACGATCCGGAGTTCAGAAAAGAATATCTTCAAGCATTAGAAACCCTTAATTCCCTGAAAGATGAAGTGAAAGCTTCTTGATATAGCCACCGTAATGGTGGCTTTTTTATGCTTTGCTGTTTTTTGTTTACTTTTACTATATATAACTACCAAAAGTATAAACATGAAAAAAACTACACTTCTAATGGTGCTGCTAGTAGCACTTCAGTCTTGTGGTACTATCATTACTCCTATCAACTTTGAAAGAAGAAATTATGATAATGTACCACTGGATAAGATTCTGATCAATGAAATTGGAGAAACTTTAATTACAAAAGGACAGGAAGATTATCAAAAAGCATATGAAATAAGTAAAATTCCAGAATTTAAAATCAACCTTGTAGAATTTCCATATAAAGAAGGTGATATATTACCATTAATGGGAGAGAACAATAATTATTTGTTGTACTATGATCCATACAATACGGCGACAAATTACGATGAAATAGGTTTTGCAGAGAATAAGAAGACTGGTGAAATAAAGCCTTTTATTTCTTCCGCTGCTGGCTTTTATCCCAAAGGTGTTCCTGGTATAGAAGTAAAAGAAAGTACGTATGTAGATCCTAAATGTAATGACTGCTTTAAACAAGAATTCGTTTTTAATGGTAAGGCTAATAATGTTCTGAAATTCATGTACAGAGAATATGTGAACGATATGGCTAGACCTGCATTTACACAAGAATTACAATATGACTTAACGGAAGGTAATACTATAGGATTTAAAGGTTTGAGAATTGAGGTAATCGATGCTTCCAATACAAGTATAACCTATAAAGTTCTCAATTCCTTTAATTAATGTGAGCTACCACCATTTTAAAAAATATAATGATCCTTGGTTCCTGATAGTTATTATTGTCGTGGCAGGTATTATTATTCTTTATGGTTATTTAAGTGGTGAATTGTAATGTACAAATATTTTTCACTAGCTTTGTCTTGTCAAAGTTAGTAACCTGAGCTATTAAAACATCAGGAAGAAAAATATATTTAAGGGAGGTGTCCGGTTATGGGCATTTCGGTGTCTGTGTTCAAATCGTAAGGTCCGGGAATTTCTTCACCCAGGTGACTGACTTTGACAACACCTCCCCATTTATTAATAATAAATTTTCAATCTTATGTCAAAGTCAGAAAATCAAAAACCTACAAATTTTAAATTCGTATTTCAAACAGGTGCGAATAGAACTCTTAGAAATTATAACTTCAAAAAGGCTCTGGAAGTTATACTTAACAGTGAATCCGATCGGGAATGTATTAAAATTGTTTTTTTAGATACCGGAAATGTTTGGGCCTATAGCAAAAGTGCTGTAAATGCTTTTTTAAATGGAGAGCTTCTATACGAAGAACTAGAAGAAAGATATCAATGCGATAATGTATATAGAAATACTGAAACCGTAATTGCAGAAAACCGTACTTCTTATTATCCTGGTAATCTCTGGTGCAAAAAAGAAGATCATCTAGTCTTGGTTGATGATGATGATTACATTATCACCGAATATTCTAACCTTTTTGAAGTTGTAAATTAAATTTATACTTTTGCACCCGTTTTTGTATTTTGATACACCGATAGGTTAAAAAACACTTAAAAAGTGTAATAAAACATGTATTTAATCGACTATATAAGAACTTTAACTTGTGTATGTAGATAAAATATTTAATTTTAACAGACCTATAAAACTAATATTACTTAATCATGGACTACATTTTAAAATTTAATAATGCTATTCTGAATATTGTAGATTCATTTACTGGAGAGTTAAATAATTCTACAGAAGAGGTAACAAAAATGAGAAAAGAGGTTTTTGACATTTCTATTATTCCTAATCCAGGCGATGATAAAAAGCGCTTAAAGGGAGATTTTAATAGAGTTTTGTTAGACACTAAAAAAGCCCAGAGAAAATTAAGGGAAGAAATTTTAGAGGAAAAATAAAATGGCTAAACAAAGGCGTAGAGCGCAAATAACCCGCGATAAAAATCAGCAAGGACATTATGTTGAAGAAGTTTTTGATGATAATTTATTGCCTGATGCAGCTGAAATACGTCAATTACACGAATTAGATCCCAATATTATTGAATGGCTCAAATCTAGAGCAGAAAAAGAACAAAATTTCAGGCATGATGTTTACATCAAAAGGGTAAATTTAGTAGCTAAAACTGAAAAAGGTCTTAGATGGATCAATTACTTAGGTTTATTTTTTTCTTTTCTGTTACTAGCTGGAGGAATGTACCTTTCATATTTTTTAATTGAGCATGATCATCAGGTAGTAGGGACGATTTTTACTGGTGTTACTTTAATAGCTATAGCTTCATTATTTATGAGTAAGGTTAAAAGTAACAATGGAGAAAAAACAAAAAAATAATTATTTATCAAGTTAAAATAACTTTAAGCCACCTAATAAGGTGGCTTTTTTCATGTTACACCTAAAGACTTCATCTTTTGCCACTTTAGCCAAAGCTAAAGAATCGCTACCATGGCAAAGACAATCACAGATGAAGAAATTAAACTCTCCATTATAATCAATGGAGATCCTGCTCAAAAACAATTACACGATTTAGACAAGTCTACTCGAACCTTAATAAGTGACAACAAAAAACTAAGAGATGAGCGTAGAGCTTTAGAACGTGAAGGAAAAAAGCATACTGCCGAATGGAAGCATTTAACTTCAGAAATAAACGCTAATCAAACTGAAATAGATAACAACAGAGCAAAAATGAAAGGGCTACAAGATCAAATCGGTATATCCGGTATGACTATGAAGCAACTTAGAAGTGAAGCTCGTAAACTTCGTGTTCAATTAGATAATGCAGTACCAGGAACAGCAGCTTACAAAAAATATGAAGCAGAATTAAAAGTAGTTTCTACACGTTTAGATGAATTAAAAGGAAAAGCAGCTTTAGCAAAGTTCTCTATAAAATCTTTGGCGGATGGTTTTAACCGTTATGCCGCGTTAGGCGCTTCTTTTATTGCTTTTCTTACTGGAGTGGTACTCTCCATTCAAAATCTAATAGATATATCCGGAAAGCTTTCAGATGCGCAGGCAGATGTACAAAAGACGACTGGCTTAACAAAGGATGAAGTTAATGAGCTAACAAAGTCTTTTGGGCTATTAAAAACGCGTACAGCTCGTATAGAATTGCTGAAACTGGCAGAAGAGGCTGGGCGTCTCGGTATTAAAGGCACCGAAAATATACAGGCGTTTGTAACCGAAGCCAATAAAATGAAAGTTGCCTTGGGAGATGATCTTGGGGAAACTGCTATTCGAGATGTGGGTAAAATGGTAGATATCTACAGAGTGGGTGAACAAACGGGAAGAGATTTCGCGGGTTCTATGAATGCTTTAGGTTCTGCTATTAATGAAGTGTCTGCTTCTGGATCTAACCAGGCAGGTTTTTTAGTAGACTACCTAAAAAGACAAGCAGGTATTGCTTCTCAAGCTAGAATTTCAGCTGCAGATAACGTTGCTTATGCTGCCACTTTCGATGAAATAGGTCAAAGTGTAGAAGTTTCTGCTACTGCAATGAACAAGGTTTGGGCCGATATGTTTCAAGATCCTTCTACGTATGCTAAAATAGCACAAATGTCTGTTAAAGACTTCTCTACTCTTTTACAGACTGACGCTAACGAAGCTATGCTCCTATTTCTTGAAGGGTTAAATAAAGACTCTTCCGGACTCCAGATACTTTTAGAAAAAATGAAAGATTTGGAAGTTGGTGGTTCTCGTGGGGTAGCTGCTTTAGCTGCTCTATCTAGTTCTACGAATTTACTTCGTGAACGACAACAACAAAGTAATAAAGCTTTGGAAGAAGCTACTTCACTTACTAATGAGTACAACCTTAAGAATAACAATTTAGCCGCAATGTTAGAAAAAGTTAAAAGAAAAGTTATTGGTATGGTTACTCCAGAGGGGTTTGTTAAGTGGCTAGAAGACTCCGTTACGTGGTTTGCTAAATTCATTGGTGCTGCAGAGGATGCAGATGGTTCTGTAGGTAAATGGAGAAAAACACTTGTTTTTACAGCTAAGATTATTGCGGTGATAACTGCTGCCCTGGTAACTAATGTAGCATGGCAAAAATTAGTTTTGTTATGGACCAACCGTAACACTGCCGGAACGGTATTATACAATGCAGCTGTAAGAGCTCGCGCAGTTGCTGAGGGAATAGCTACTGTTGCAACTCAATCTTATGCTGCTGTGACTATGTTACTAAGTGGTAATTTAAAAGGGGCTGTCCAAGCTCTTAGAATTATGGCTACTACTCTTAAAACCACGCCTTGGGGTTTAGCTTTAGCTGCATTAAGTGCTGTAGTAGTAGCGTATCAAATGTTTTCGGAAGAAGTGACAACTGCCTCTAAGATTCAAAAAAATATTAATGATGTTCATGTAGATGCATTAAAGAGGATTGATAATGAGAAAAGAGAGCTTGAGAAACTTGTAGGTGTTATCAAAGATGAAAATACCTCTATGGAGGATAAAGAAACTTACCTGAAAAGGCTGAATGCAATTATACCAGATCACATAGGATTTATAACTAAAGAAAATATTGCCACTGCTGAAGGTAAAAAGATTCTCGATGCATATACGGAAAGTTTATATAAGAATGCGCGTGCGCGTGCAGCTCAGGCAAAATTTGATGATTTAGCATCGCAAAGAATAGATATTGAAAATACTACCTCTAAAGATTACAATAGTAGTGTAGATAACTTTTTCGAATCTATCTGGAGGAAGTTTGGTGTAGAATCTACTCATATGAAAGATCGTAGTGATGTAGAAGAATTGGTTGCAAAAATGTTAGGTATAGATGCAAAAACAATTGAACGTGTAATTGATAAAGAAACCGGGCAGGTTGTAGGTTATGCCAATAAAAAAGTAGAAAAATTAGTAGCGCAGACTATGGCTGAGAGCGGACTGGATGAAAAAGAGAAGCAGCTACGTGACATTGATGCGCAAATGAAAGCATTAGAAGCTGATATCAAAACCGGTTCTAATGTTTCTTCAGATGGACCGAAAGAAGGAGAGACTCAGGTGATCGACGGGGTTACGTATGTTTATAGAAATGGAAAGTGGGTGCCAATTGTAGTTACGTCTCCAGATGCGCCAAAAGACAATCGATATCTGAAGGGCTTGCAAAAGCAATTGGACGATGCGTATGAGGCTGAGAAAAAGGCTCAAAATGATCGCTTACAATTAATTTCTGATGGTTTTCAAAAAGAAGTATTACTTGAGCAGGAAAATCATAAGAACAAATTACATGATCTGGAAGCTAGGGCTAAAGAACTACAGGACCTAGAAAATCAATTAAATTCAGACTTAGCAGATCCTAGCAAGAAACTAACTTCAGAAGAGCGCTCTACAATAGCCGCTACCAAAGCAGCTATTAAAGAGGAATTAGCTCAAATAAACGATCAAATTGAATCTGAAGAGGCACTGCACCAAAATCGTTTGGGAACTATTTACGCTAATGGAGTGTCGGACGCAGTAAAATTAGCGAAGGAAAAATATGATCGAGAAAAGGTAATCAGAGATACAAATTATGAGGAAGCCTATGCCGCGCTAGAGAATAATAAAAAAGCTCAAAAAGCACTAACAGAAAAATACAATCAAGAGGAACTCAGGGCTCAAGAAGAGTTCTTAAAGAAGCTTCTAAAAGATTATCAGGTCTTACTTGATGATAATGGAACCGGGGGCTTGAATCTTGAATTGTTAACTGAAAAACAGAAACAAGAAATCCTTGATAAAATTGCTGAAATAAAAAAGGCTTTAGCTGAATTAAGAAATAAAGGAGGTGCAGATCCTTTTGCTTCAAAAGGGTTAGATAATAGAGTTGATTTACTGGGAATGACAGCGCAGGATTGGAGTAATTTATTCAATAATTTGAATAAAGGAAAAATTCAATTCGAAGAGCTTTATGCTGTTATAGGCGTTCTTCAAAAGGCATGGAAAACATATAATGATTATATCACCGCTTCAGAGAATGCTAAAATGGCGCAATATGAAGCAAGTCAAACAGCTCAAAAGGAAGCTTTAGATAAACGATTGGCCAATGGTTTTATAAACCAGCGACAATACAATGATCAACTGGAACAGTTAGAAAATGATCTTGATAAAAAGAAAGCTGAATTACAATACAAACAAGCTAAGCGCGAGCGTGATTTAGCTATTGTGTCGGCAATTACAAATACGGCTCAAGGTGTCAGTAAAGCATTAACGCTTGCATGGCCATTGTCTATGGTGGTAGCATCGTTAGTAAGTGCTATGGGACTTGCTCAAGTGGCCACAATTCAAAAACAAACGATAGCTAAAGGTTACGAAGAGGGATTATATCCTGATTACGTGAAGCGTGAGCAGGATGGTAAAATGTTCAAGGCTTCTTATGGTGGTAAAACCAAATCGGGTATAGTAAGTAAGCCTACTTACTTCTTGGCTGGAGAGGGTAGTAAACCTGAAATTGTAATTGATAATAATGCCTTTAGAAAAATGAATCCTGAAGTTAAGGATGCTCTGATTAGGGAGCTACGCGGGGTTAAAGGTTTTGAAAATGGTCTTTATAATGATCATCTAAAACGTTATGAAGTTCCTGTAGGTTCTTCTCCAAAAACATCTAGTAGCAGCTCACCTACCACAGATGCAATACTATTAAAGGTGATGCAGGTAATGGAAGAAAATACCGCTGTAATGAGTGAAATAAAAGAAAGAGGAATTGAAGCTAGAGTTTCAAATAAAGACTATAAATCAATGAAAAATATTGATGAAGGTGTGAAAAATTACAAAAGGATAATTAATAAAAATATAGTGTAATGGGGTATGATCATTTTACTAATAACAAGACATTTTCATTGGCTTCTGTGAATGTGGCTTGTAATAAATTAATAGATTATTTAGAATTAAAATTTGCAGATGAAATCAAGAGGAACAGCATTGGTTTAACGGGTAATTCAGCAAGAGCTTTAACCGGGTTAAATGTAGAAGTTAAATGTATATCCTTTATTACCGCAAGTGAGATGATGTACAAAGATCTTGTAAAGTCGATAGATGATGTACTATCCGGATCGTCAAAATTGGTCTATAAAGATCGAATTCAATACAAGTTAAAAGAGACCTATCTAGAGGTGTGGTTTTCGTCTTCTGCTGTTTCATTTCAAGTATTAAACAATATTCAATATCAAACAATTTCTGAAATCCCTGAAAACATAAACTAATGCCTATACCTATTTCTCCAACTCCTGGTTTTAATCCTTCAGATAACAATGATCTGTATTTTGCTGATTGGGTAGTGCTCCCTTCAGTTTATAATTTAACGTATTCTCAAGGCAATGATAGTCCTGCAGATATCAATGCCGTAATAGGAATTAAAAACTTCATCGCAGATGAGTCTTTCAATTATGATTCATATCGCATAAAATGCGAAACTAATTTCTCCAACGATATTTTTGCAATCGTATCTGGAACTGTTGCTGATACTGGTGAAAATGGATTGCTTTTATCTGAAGCTAATCTAAATACAATTTTAAATATAAATTTCAACGGATTAGGATTGTTGGATGTTGGTGACTATTCACTTACGGTTATTTATAAAGCTTATGGTTTATCTGGAGAAACAGAGGTTTATCTAGAAGAGAAAACCGTATCGGTTAATTTAACGGTAGTGTCTGAAGACACTGCTTATGTAACACCTGTAAATACTTATTTTCAATATTCTGAAGGTGGTTATGGTATTGAAACTATTGTAGTTTCAGCTGAAGGAGATTTTGAAATAAAAGTACCTTCTCAATTTACTTTGACTGCTGAAGGGTTGACATTAGATAATGTTTACCTGACTACAAAAACTTATGTTGGTTCTGGTTCTATGGAAATAAGTGTGAGCGTACTTAATTTACTGTTATTTCAAAATAGCATCACCTTTAATAGCTGCTCTATAAGTAGCAATGGTAATATTTCGAATTTCTATTTTATTAGAAATCAAGAAGAATCAGATCAACCAATGGTTGTTTTTCCGGAAGCTCTAGAATTCGATGTTTTTGAAGGTTCTTCAGTTATAGATCCAAAGGATCTATTTATTTTAACGCAAGAAGATTTTACAGTAGATGTTTTTATAGGCTGGGCATATAGTTCAGTTATTCAAGGAAATGGACCACAAGAAATTCAAGTAGGTATAGTAAGTGCATCTAATTTCTCTGTGGGAAGTTATGAGGGGTATATAACTGTTTCTTCCGGTGGTGATAGTCTACAGGTTCCTATAGTGGTGAATGTGTTGCCGTTTTTTAATACAACTTTTTCGGAAAGTTTAAATTTCACTTTAGATGATCATTATGTAACCGTCAATTCTGTTGAACCAAATTCAATAGTCAATGTGGTTATGTCTATGAAAATTTACAATTATGCGTCATCTTCATATGTAGATAAAATATATAAAGGATCTGTTCCTGTTTTTGGAGGAGAGGCGAAGTTTTATCCTGGTACCATAATAGAAACTGCAATCAAGAAATTAAATGCTCCGGCAGATTATCTCGAAGGATCTATATCAGATCTTGAAGGAGTATTTCCTGTGTATAAACCCGCCAAAGTGTCTATATCACTTGAAGAAATGAATATTGACACTGAAGAAGTGATCAATTCCGGTACTGTTAATAATGTTTTGTGGCTTAAAGGGGTTACTCCGGAAGGCTTTAGTTCTGAAGGAATTCTAGAAGTGACAGATGTTTCTGAGCGTGTTACTATCAATTCCATAGCTACAGTGAGTTTTGCGAAACTTCCTGGTGTCTACCAGATAAAAACATTGGTAAATGATGAGGAGGAATCAATAGAGTATTACAATGCGTCGGATGAGTATGTGTTTACTTTATTAAAGAATTTTAATTCCTATGCTCAAGGAGATGTCATAGAAATTATAATCATGACCGAATTAGGTAACTATACAAAGAAATTTATAGTCTTTCCAGATTCAAAAAACAGTAACCTTATAGCCTGGAGTAATGAATATGGTTGCTTGAAGATTTTTGAATTTACTGGTGACTATACACTGAAAGATGAATTAGACTTTATCTCAAATACTTCATTTAAAAATAATGTTCAGTTTAGTGAAAACTTGGAGATTTTAAAGAACAATATTTTAACTATCAATACAGGATATGTTTTAAGCACCGGTTATGAGATTATCAGTTCTTTAATGTATGCAAAGAAAGTTTGGAAATTGTACCAGGGAAGTTCCAAGGTTCTACTATTGAATAGCACTACTACTGAACTTGAAAATAAAAGTTCAGATCAAGAGCTTTTCTATTATGATGTTGAATTTAAAATAAATGCAGACTATGTTTTTCAGGTTTTCAAATTCTAATTATAATCTAGATCTAAAACATTTTTCAATTACTCAAATTGAAAAAAATTACTGGTTTTACTCTAATTTTTTTACAAAATCCACTTATCCGATTACGATTACTATTGATGATGAATTAGATGAGGCTATGGGGTTTATTTTGGACCATAATTCAACGGAGAAAAAAACATACTTCAATGGTTTGTTCTTTCATGATGGAAAATATGAAAAAGCTGTCATGGACCTAGAAGATTTAGAGGGCAGAAATGCCACGGTGCAAATAATATTTGGTTTTGATGAGCTTCCCAATTGGGATAAGAAGCTTTCTGAATTACCTTTAGATATAATAGATCTGGAAACCAATTTAGCAGATCATGCAGGGACTATAGTAAATCAATCTTGGCCATCGGTAAATTATAATTTCCCGCTATTGCATACAGATGATTTTGATACATCTTCAGAAGAATGGGGAGATTTTTTGGGTAAAATAAATAATTATGTGAATAATCAGTTTGTCCAAAATGTAGTGGATTTAGATGATGGATCAATAAAGAATAAAAACATTCTGCAACCATTACCTCATTTGCTGTACGTTTTGCAGGTGGGATTCCAAAATGCAGGTTACAACCTATCAGGAGATATCCTGAATATCCAGGAGCTTCAGAAAGCTTGGATATATAGTAAGTCCGATTATTATTCAAACACGCGAGAGGATAGTGATGAAGTGGCTGTAATGGTGGAAGATTATGAAACTACTTTTATCTACGCTACTGGTGAAGGCAATTATAATGGCGCATCCTTTTATACCACGATGTGTAAATATTTTCGAACCATAGAATTTCCTATGAATGGCAAATATAAAATTGCAGGGAATGTTCATTCACGGAGATTTCACAGCTATTGCTATACGAGTTTTAAATTTGGAGAAGATCTTCTTCAGGAAATTGAATATGACCATAGTGCTATTGTAGAGTACGATTTAGATGCGATAGATTTTAATGTAGATATTACAGATTTTGAAAATCAAGTTGTACTTATTTCTGTAGAATCTAGATTTCTAACTTCTGCAGTTGATTATTATGAAGATGGTTATATAGTGGATCTAACTGTGACACCTCTTGAAGTTTATGACAATAGTGGTGAAATAGTTCCGGCCTTGTTAGGAGCCAATAAAATAGATTTGACGAAGTGTGTTCCAGATATGACTTTTGGAGCTGCTGTTACTGCTGTTAGAAATTGGTTCAATTTATCATTAGAGATTGAAGGATCAGATATCTTGATGAACTTTATAACTAAACAGGTAAATAAGTCGTCAGCAATAGATCTGTCTAATTTTGAGGTCAAAGCTCCAGTAAGAAAATTTAATAAGGGCTTATCATGGGAATTAAAATTTAAGGATGTAGATAGCTATGAGTATTCCTTTACAAGTATATTTTATAGTGAAAATGGTATAGAAACTTCTGGTTACAGTTTAACCGATAAAACAACTGAGGTTACTATAGACGCACTTCCTCTTCCATTATCTTTTAAAACCAATACAACTAGTGCATATACTGTTATTGATGGAACAGATCGTCTATGCTTGGTTTTGTATGATGGCTTGGTTTCAGATAAAAATCAAAGTTTGGATTCTTCATCATTGTTGGTTCCTGCAGTGTTTAATAATTATTGGAAAAATTGGTTAAAAAATAGAATTAATTCTGTTTCCTATCAATGGAGCTTTAAGGCTTCAATGATGGATGTAATTAATCTTTCTAACAAATCTGTAATTTTCGCATATAATAGATTCCATTTGGTAAATACAATTGAAAAAACAAACGAAACCTTAATGACCTATGAAATAGAATTGGAGCTTGAGTCTATTTGATTTTTATGAGTTTTTCTAGAAACTTCAGATCTGTGTTTGCTTCCACTCGGGTTATATGAGTATAAATCATGGTCTCTTTAATATCGCTATGTCCTAGTAATTGCTGGAGGTGTTCTACTTTGCCTCCGGCAATTAAAAAGTTTGTTGCAAAGGTGTGTCTAGCAACATGAAAAGAAACTTTCTTTTTTATGTTGCTATTAATCATGATTTTTTTGATTTCCTTGTTTGAAAATTGATTAGTCAGTTTATTTTCAAAAATTAGAGGGTATTTACAAATTTCAATTGCTTGTTCTATTAATTGAATTCTTTGCAACTTTTTAGTTTTTTTAGCCGTAAATGAAATAAAGCCTTCTTGAATATCTCTACGCTCTATATTCATTACATCCGAAAATCTCAACCCTGTATAGCAACTAAAAAGAAAGTATCCAAGCACTAGCTTTTGCGAAGGATTTATAAATTTAGATAAGAAGTATTCGTGTAGTTTTATAACTTCTTTTGGAGAAAGATATGTTTTGTTTCCATTAGTATTACCTCCTTTGACATCACGTGGATCTATTTTTAGTTTTATTCCATTTTTAGAAGCTAAAAAGAGGTATTTTTTAATCACTTTAATGTTACTATTTATAGTGGTGTCGTTTTGCTTCTTCTTCTTGTAAAACTTTCTATAATCTGAGAAAAAATCAAAATCTATATCTGAGAAAAGCAGCTCCTCTTTTATCTGTTTTACTTTGTTATAGACAGCCAAGTGTCTTTTGTAAGTTCCTGGAGCAAGAATAGGTCTTTCCTCTTCTATAGCATGTTTCATAAAAGCACAAAAATTGACTCTGGGCATACCTTCTTGAAGTTCTTTTCTAAGAGTCGCCGGAGTTAATTGTCGTTCACTAAGTCGGTAAGTAGTCTTTATACTAGTGAGTTTTCCAGAAATATTATCCAGAATTAAATTTATGTCCATTGTAGCGGGAGTTGTTCCCTTGAGTCGCTGTTTTTTCTTATCCCATTTTTTCTTATTCACGAAAATTTTCAAAGGGATCCTTTCTCTCTGATCACCATGAGTAATTGAAAGGTATACGTGAGACAGTCCATCTTTATTAACGGTCTGTCGTACATAAAATCTAGTATTCATTGACACATAAAATTTCTTTGTGTCAATCAGTGTGTCAAAAATTTGATCTTGTGTCAAAAATTTCAT